CTGACTGGCTTCATCACTTGCTGTAGGTCTAGTATTGGTATAACCACCTGCAGAATCAAGATAGATTGCATCACCTTCTGAGAAACTGCTGGTATCTACACCTTTGATCTCACCTAAGATCAACATACGACCTTCTGCGTCGTCTGCTATGTTTTCATCTAGAACACCGATAGCAGGAGATTTAGTAGGATCATCAGAGCGAGCAGGAGCAACAGTGGGAGAGTTGCCTGCCATGCCTGTTTGATATACTGGCGTGCCTTTGTCAATTTGGCTGCCTGTTTCGTTTTTAACTGTTTCATAAATTGTTTTAGCATTGACACGATCTGTCCAAGCAGTATCGTAATCTGTTGCTGACTCCTTAACGATATATTCACCTGTGTTGCCACCTGCTGGGACACCCGGACCTGTAACACCTGTTGCTCCGACATCGCCTGTTAGACCAGTTGCACCAGTGGCTCCTACTGCTCCATCAGCACCTGCAGGACCTGTTTCGCCTTGTATGCCTTGCGGACCTGTAGCACCTGTAGCACCTACTGGGCCTGTGGCACCAACTGCTCCTGTATCACCAGTTTCACCTTGTATGCCTTGTATGCCTTGTGGGCCCGTTGCACCAGTTGCTCCAACTGCTCCTGTATCACCAGTTTCACCTTGTATGCCTTGTATGCCTTGTGGGCCCGTTGCACCAGTTGCTCCTACTGCTCCTGTATCACCAACATCACCACTGCCTGCAAAAGTAGCCATAAACAAACTGGTATCACTAGGATTAACACTACCATTGCTTAATATTTCTGCGTCTACTGTGAAATAACTTAGGTGAATATTACCTGAATAGGTATTGTATGTGGGTGTGCCTGTTACTCTAAAACTATAACTCTTACCATTGGCTGTGCCGCTTTGTGCTGATAAGGTTAATATACCTCTGTCATCAGTAGCACCTGAATTGCTAATTGTGCTCCATAATCCATACTGTGGTGATAGATATCTATCACTGTAAGGTATGCTTAACTCAACGGCTGTGCCTGGAACAATATCTGCCAACACGCCAGCATTACTTCTAAATTGTCCTACGGTTGAAATCTGTGCTGATGTATTAGTTGACCATTGAAGCGGAATGCCCGCCCCATCAATACCATTTACACCTGCGGCTCCTGTAAGTCCAGTTGCACCAGTAGCACCGACTGCTCCTGTATCACCAGTATCGCCCTGTAGGCCCTGTGGGCCTGTAACTCCAGTTGCACCTACATCACCCTGAATGCCTTGGGGTCCTGTTGCACCAGTTGCTCCTACTGGACCTGTTGCTCCAGTTGCTCCAGTTAGTCCTGTGTCTCCTTGGGGACCTGTTGGACCCACAATCTGTCCTGCATCATACCAAGCACTGCCGTTCCATATGTAAAGATTACCATCAGTATCAACAATATAAGCATCATTAACTGTGTTGCCTGAACTGGGTAAATCACCCACAGTAGCCACACTACCTTGTAGTGTAAGACTAACACCTTGGGGGCCTGTGGCACCTGTGGCGCCAACTGCTCCTGTATCACCAGTATCACCTTGAATGCCTTGTGCACCAGTAGCACCTACCGGGCCTGTGGCTCCAGTTGCTCCTGTGTTTCCTTGTGGGCCCGTTGCACCTGTAGCACCTACTGGGCCTGTTGCTCCGGTTGCTCCTACGGGTCCTGTTGCACCTGAGGGTCCTGTGACTGCTACGCTGTTATAACTAACGGTTAATGGATAGGCATCACTTGTAACACTTAAATTAGATTGTGTGGATCCACTGACACTTACGTTTGGTTGGTATTCTGTAATAGTAACAATATTAGCCATTTGTGTCTCCTTATGATGCCAATGTCAGTGCGGTATAACCTCCATCGGATATTGGATCCCCAACGGCTACGTCAGGTTCCCAAGCATTAATTAACGCCCATCTATGCGAATTAATTTGTGAAGGAGTGCTATCATCTTCCCAAGTTACACTAACAACAGTGATTGGGACATTTACTCTTGCATCTGGTATAATGGGACCAGTATACATGTTTGCAGGGAAATACACATGCACAATACCATTAGTAGCATCTGTAATTACAGGAGCATCGCCACCTGTAAGTTCTACCTTTGCGAAACTGCCAATAACAGTAGAATTGTTAAAGTTAGGCTGACCACTTGATCTATTGAAAGCAACTGTGTCTACCACAATGGTTTGATAGTCTGCGGATATCGTCCAATCTGTGATATCTCTATCAAAATCATATCGTAAAGTTTTTTGGTTGCTGGGAAAGATTTGTTCAACTTTTACTTGGTCGGGTCCGCCAATGTATTGTTGGAAATTTAAAACACCTGCCATGATAGCACTCCTCTGGGAATTTGGCTGGACACTAAGGCACCCAGCATATTGTTATTTATTTTTCGTGCGAAAGGGAAATACGAGTAGATTCTGTTACTGTGCCAGTGTATCCTAACTGTTGTAGTATTTCAGTAATCCTATCGTAGTCGAGATTTTTGAACAACAATCTAAGTTCATTAAATTGTTCATAGGTAATAACCAATTGCCAATCACCTATAATTATTTTAGCTTGTGATGCCATGTTAAGTCCTTACGTAACTATAAACGTTCCAACTGATATCAAAACTAGCATTGGCGGCGGGAATGGAAGCGGTTTGTTGAACATAGCTGAATTCTAAATAATATGTTGTTCCTGTTGATAAGGTCGCTTGGTTTGTTAGCACAAAGTCAGTCCAGAAAAAAGCACCAACGCCTCCACTTCCAGCCGATGTTACAACACTACCACCAAGAGAAGCATAATTGCCTGTGGCAATAGTGAATGCAACACTAACTGTGTCATTGTTCTCACTCCAATACGATCCTCTACCTCCTTGAGCACCACTACTATTCTGGTCAATGATTGCATCTAACTTATAGCCACCTGCAAAAGGTGCTGTAAAAGTAGTCTGATACATAACCGCCCCGGCTGTTTGCCCCAGTCCTGATTGTGTTGTAGTGCCTGCACTAGCACTAATCATAGCACCGTCCAGCACACCACCACTTAAATTGTTGCTGATAGTCTGTATATTACCTGCATCTTCTAAGATATCATATCCAGTGTCTGTGTCAAAGATATCAAATATTTCTCCAAACACACTACCGGTTCCGGTATTGCCTGAGAATATACCATCTATTCCTTGCAACAATCCTAATACTCCAACACCTGCCAATAACGCACCTGTTCCATTATCATCTTGTGCCGCTTCTGTGTTCTGATTGATAGCGTTAGTGGTCTGCACAGGTGTATACACAAAATTGGTTGAACTGCTAAAGGGGCCAACTGTTGTGCCATTCTTACCTCTAGTCTTGACTGCAAGATTACCTGAAGTAATACTACTAACCGTTGTGGTTAGATTAACATCTGTGCCAAATGCAAATACATTGGCACTGCCTAAAGGTTTAACCGTGCTTATAAGATTGTATGTTCTAAGTTCTTCGCTTAGTTCAGGTTGTTTACTATACCAAAATTCCATACCATCTACAACACCAGTTGGTGCTGTTGATTCTAAGAATACACGTGGATGGCTATCACGTTCTATTTTGGTTATGGTCGGTGTGCCTGGAATGCCAATATTACCAATGGTATTGATACCATTTTGTATTGACCTTTCATATCTAAATAGGTCATCTGTTGAATAAACATCATCGCTATATTCTATGGCTGTGATTTCAATATCTATACCACCGCCATCATCATCTGTTTCTGTTAATTCAACAATCCTAAAATATTTGTTGGTAAATTCATATACATTATTAGTAATATCAATAATATCGCCTGCTTTTAAGTGTATACAACTATAATCTGTTCTAAATCTAACAACCTTGTCAAGTCTATTCTGTTGTAGTTCTACATAACCAAGATATTCTGCTTGCACGGGGTCATTGATGCAATCAAATTGTAATTGTAGCCTATTGTCAGGCTCGTTAACATTTCTGTCTGCGTCTGGTATTGTGACACTTACAAAGTCAAGTTGATCATTTAGATCAACATGTGGAAATTCCACTGACACACTATTATATAATTCTGTTAAGCCAGTGCTGGATACTGAGATGGGACCAATGATATTGCCATCACCAAAACTCTGCACACTGGGCCCAGCTTTGTTGATAACCACACTCCACTTGCCATCATTTACATCATAACTCAAGAACGAACCTGCGGCACTACAAAGTGTTTCTATATTTTCAAGAACTGGTCTATTGGTGTCTATAACACCATTGATGCGATATCTGTAAGGTAATGAACTGGTTCCCATTTTAGAATCCTAAGTTATAAAGTATTGTTGGAGTATAATCATATGTCCAGGTAGGAACGCCTCCCACGTCTTTCCAATACCACATTCTGTATTTCACAAACAGTTTTAAATTTGTCATACCAATATTGGGCACTTCGCCTCTAAACCACCAATACATATTATATTGTGTGTCTTGGTCTTGCCAACCTGTATTGGGCACAATACTATCACTATGGCTAGCATAACCGTGTAGGTGTGCTTCTGTTCCACCACTGGCGTATGTTCCACCACTACCACCTACCCAAGTAGGATCTCCACCTGGGCTCCATTTGTAATCATGTCCATCCCATAACCAACCTGTTTGATTACTTTCGAATGGCGGAATATCCCCAGTGTTTGATGTGTTGGTTAGTCCGTGCTGGATTTTAGGGCTGGCATTGGCTAAAACATTCCATAAATTAGTTGATGTGACATCAACATTACTCCAATTCTGCGTCCACGCTGTTCTTCCAAAATCACTAATAGTTTCTGGCCATTCTTTGTAAATTAAATTGCCAGTATATATGGCGGTATTGGCACCAGTCTGTAGCATACCATAACGATAAGGTAATATGACTTTATGATAGAATGGGAATGCCTGATTGTGATCTATAACAGGAGTATATCTTGCTGTGCTTAGTCCAAGACTATAACCATCTCCCTGATCATTCATTGTGGTGCCATACTCCTGTATGCCATCACTGTCAGTCCATCCAAGATAACTGGTTCCACGTGAAGTGAAATCGTGTGGCGTGCCATTAGCAAAATCAATCTTATCCTGCACGTATCTTGCTCTTGCCACTGTTTGTGTTAGTCCAACATCAACATTTGAACGTGCAATGTTAGCATACAGTAGCACAGCCTCTTCTCTTCTATTGGCATAGAAAGGCACGGCTTGTCCTGCATCAATATATCTATTCTGTATTCTAATGGCTGTGTAATCAAATTCTGTTTCATTATCCCAACTGATGCTGTCAGTAATTGTTTCTATATTGTCTGCATACCAATTGGGTGAACTATAACTGCCCTGTATCTGTGGCTCGATGTTCTGGGAATAAATCTGGTTAGAAAGATGATTACTTGGATTTCTAGCCCACAATTGAACATTGGCTGTGTCACCACCTTCAATACCAGGTGAATCCAAATAGGTCTGTGCCTGTAGGTATACTGTGGTATTACCATATACAGTTAAGATATTACTATAACTGGCGTCTGTGCCTTGGACTGTGGTTCCTAGTTCATGTATAGCATAGGTATTGCTGTCAGTTGTGTAGAAGCCAGCATCCAGTTGTGGATTGTATGTTGTTGGGCTTCCGTTAAGACTAAAACTGGTTGATATCTGATTGGCTGTTTGCTCAAACCCTTCGCCACCCTGTAGATTTTGTGTTCTTGTTTGAGTATATGTGATAGTGCTGTTGTCAAATGTCCAATTCCAGGGGTAAAAATTCAAATTGCCAAATATATTATTCCAACCAAATGCTGTTGTGGTTAGTGAATATGTTCTTGTGCCAGCATCCCAATTACTATCACTTGGGGTTTGTGCAATATATCCGATATTACTTTGTAATTGCATGCTGACGGTATACTGTTGCCCATAATCATATTCCTGGATGACTGGATGTGTTGTGTTGCCAAACAGTCTACCAGATTGATTTTCTGTATATGTTCTAGCATCTGCAATGTTAGCACTTATTTCGTCATTGGTAACTGTGCAGTTCGCCCATTGATTAACTTGTGTGTTAAATCCATCTGGATTGGTTAGGCTCCAGTTAAGTGTGAAGTTTTGATCAAAATCAATATAGGGATAGAAGGTTAAGGTTTGCATTGTTAGGTTAACACCAGCTCTATTTCCCTGTATGGTAATGGCTCTGCCTACAGGATTAACCGTGGTGCTGACACCTTCATAAGCATCCCAATCCCAACTATGAATGGCTAAACTACTGCTGGGTGTTATTACCATACGGTAGGTGCCATCTGCTTCTATGTCTGTAATTTGAGGATAGTCGTTTATGTTAACTATGCTATCTTCTGTGAATGAGATTTGTGAGAGACTTGATTTATCCAACTCATCATGCGGCACAAAGGTTACGGTATTTTTCCATATGCGTGTGCCTTCACTACTGGTTAAACTCATCGTGATAAATGTATTGGTGCTGAAATCTCTTGGCACAACAATACGAGGACTTTTAACAAGATCCCATTCGCCTACTCCAGCAATACCTGACAATTGAAATATACCTGTAGAAGGATTACTGGCTGTTAATCCTGCAGGTAAGGGACTATACCAACTTACTGTGGCATCTGATATATTTTTGACATTACATTGTAATGTAATTGTTGGATCCAAACTTTGGGCCTGTGTAATATCAAAATATGTCTGCATATAGAAATCATCACCTTCAGGTAATGTTGCAATATCTATATTGGTATTGGGTCCAGCATCGGGTGTGTCAAATACTAAGATTTCTGCTCGCTCATCCCCAAATCTTAAACTGGTATTGCTGAAATCATTTAATTCTTGTAAACTATTCATCGTAAATCTCCGCGGGATCAATACCTGCACCGTATCTTGTGTTGGTCATATAATCATGTATGCAGTCACCTGGCATTGTCATACTATTAGTTAGTTTAAATGCAATGTCGCCTAATTCTATGGCGGCTCTTTCAGCATTGTAGTTGACTTTGATTACGGCAAATATCAAATCACTCATTGTGTATGTTGAATCCCACGTGGGTATTATGTCATAAGCATTGGCAAGACTGCCATTGGTATAACCGTCTGGCACAACGGGATCTGTGCTGGATCCTGCAAAACAATATATTTCCACTAGGTCTTGCAAACTATAATCTATGTTGCCTTCTCTGTCAGACACATAGTTAACTGACGTTCCGTCACTGTCAAACACTACTCTACTGTCATTCCAGTAGATATTCTGAAACGTAAATGCACTGGCTGTGTCATCTGATATTTTTGTTCCTGTCTTTTCACATATAGTAACCACATAATACATGGTGGTATTATTATTGGCAATGTGAGCGTCAGTTATGATGCCTTCTAATACCGCATTGCCGTATATCACAGGTATTTTGTGTTCTGCATCTGGCTTTAATTGTATTCTAATACTTCTGTCAATAGGTTTGCTTTCAACCTGATTGCGAGTGGCTCTATTACCACTGGTAATACTTTTGGTTGCCTTGTTTAATAGGAAACCTGTAAGTGCAGTTCTAGCCAATTGGCTACCTACACCGCCGCCTGTTAGAAATCCAACGGCTTTCTTACCAACGTTTAAGATATCTGTAATGAAACTCACGTTTTTCTTCCGAAGTTAAAGTTGCTCTTTGCTAATGACAGCACTCTGTCAAAACTCTTGTCTGAAGCAAAGAACTTTTTCTGATCTATAGGATTAGTTCTTCTGCCAGTGACCTTATTACTCATGGCTTCAACAATGCTGGCACACATGATGTCTATGGTATTGGTTGCAACACCTTCAACAGGATCAAAATCTTCATTTAGATTGTAATTAACAACCTGTCCTGTAAATTTGCCCATGGGATTGCCAGCGATATTCAATATCTGTCTAGTGGAGCCATCAAAAAATGCTCTAAAGATATACACACTACTGCCTTTAATCTTGCTATTAACAATTTCAGCAATACTGCTATTGGGTATGCCACTGACACTAACGGTTGCTTCGCTGGGTGCTGAACGTAATTCTGTAGCCGTTGATGAGATATTCAATAATCCACCTAATGGAGTATACACATTACCGTCAATGGTTTGGGGAATATCATAACTGCTGAATGTTAAGGTCTGCACACTAGCATTGGCTGAAGGTGTGGCTTTGTAATGTTCACAAAGTATATTCACAAACAGTGCAGTTTCAATGGTAGAGTAATTGCTTAGGTTTATGCTCATTCTACCGTCTCATAAAAAACAAAATCACCATCCCAAAACACCTGGTTTCTGGCTGCAATACTCCAACTGGGTAATTCTACACAAACCACTTTCCAAAATACATCTGGACCCACATACAGTTGATATGCTTCGCTAGGTTCTCTTATGGGTCTATTTAGGTAAACGGTATTGCTGGTATATGAAGTAGCATTGGCTACTGTATATACATTACCTTCAAATGTCTGTGGACTGACCCCATACACATAACCTATCTGTATGTAGTCACCTGCCACAAACTTATTGCCACTTGTTATACTACCGTTGGTAAACAATTCAATGTTGGCATATCCTTGTGTCACATTGGCAACAAAGTCTGTAGTGGTTGCACAATCGCCCTGATAAGCATTTAACCAACTGGTATATCCTGCATCACTCAACTGAACATTACCAGTTGTTGTTCTGCCTGCTGCCATGATTTCTTCTATATAAGCACGATTTAAATCCCAGGGCATACCATCCGGCATCCTTACTCTAAATCTCCAGGCTTCACCTCCACGACTTATGCTTCTAACGGTATTATTCCGTGTAATGGTTGACGCCACTGTGGGACGTTTATCTATAGATATACTTTCAGCCTTGTCAAATAACCATTGATATGCTAGGGTTGTCATTATCTTCTTCCTATAGGTTGTCTTCTACGACCCTGTTCTGCTACTGCATGTATAAAACCTGGATCTCTTGCTACTAATTGTTGGAAACTTGGTGCGTCCACTGCTGTGATATAGTAGTTTACACTTTGTCCTAGGCTACTATTAGGTATTACGTTGGAACCACCTGCTCCAATAAGCAACTCTGGCCCCCGCTCACCAACTAGCACTGGTGAATTATTTGGAATCATACCACCGTTGGCAAATCCAAAGAAACTTTTAACTCCGCCAAATACTTTACCAATCGCACCACCAATGCCGCCACTGCTGCCACCGCCAATGCCACCACCTGGTTTGAATATATTGCCGATACCACTTACTACCTTACTGATACCACTGACAGCATTGCCGAGACCGCCTAATATGTTGCCGCCTCCACCACCGCCACCGCTGCCGCCACCTAGGACTGCAGGAGCAAGACTACTGATAGCACCGCCAATGCCGCCGCCTGATATGAATCCACCACCACCGCCACCGCCGATTTGTCCTGGGTTGAAAATGCTGGCCATTAATTGTTTAATCTGACTGCGTAGTAATTCTTCTAACATCATGTTAACAAAGTCACGCCATTCAAACTTACCAGTCTTGACAAAGTCAACTAGAGCATCTTCCATACCCTGTGTGGCTTTTTCAAATACACGTTCTGCTGTTTTAGCCGCATTGGTTGCATCTTCCTGATATCGCTTCCATGCTCTATTCCAACCAGCACTAAATGTTCTACTCTGATCATATAATTCTTTGTGCTGTTGTTTTAGTTTTTCATTATTTCTACGTGCTATTTCTAATACTTTTTGCGATTCTTCTGGAGTCAGTTCTCTACCTAACTGCTCTTCCATTGCACGTTTTTGTGCTCTTGCTGATGCATTGGCAGCCAACTCAATGTCATAGTAGGCCTGCTCTAAGGTATTAAGTTGTTGTCTACGGAATCGATCGTAAGTATCCCTTAATGCATCCTGTTGTCTTTGCGATTCGCGAACAGCATATTGTTCTATTTCATAGGCTGCTTTTCTTGCTTCACTATTTCTAATGGCTGCTTGAGTTGCTTCTAAGTCTGCTTGGTATTGTTCACGCAGTTTTTCAATAGTTGCATCTATTACTGCTACACGCCCTTCTTTCTTTTCTTCTGCAGTGAGTTTGGCTTTGGCTTCTTGTAAAGCCAATACCTGATCTTGCAAATTACTCAATAAATCTGCTTCGGCACGGCGTAATTCACTATATTCTCTACTAGCACCTAACAGTTCTGTTTCTAAATTGATGCTTTGGCGACGTTCACTATTTTGCTTGGCAAAATTGATTAGAATCATATCCTGTTCTAATCTAAAAGTCTTAAGTTTATCGTTTAGATCACTAAAATCGTTAATGCCTTTTTCGATTTCGCCTGTTTTGAATATTTCTAATTCTGTATTAGGCATCTCAACCATCTGCTGGTTTAGTTGCTCTACACTTGCTCTAAGTTCTTCTGCTCCGTCAGTAGCATCTGCGAACATTTTGTCAATGGTGAAAATTGCACCTGTTGCGGCTGCAAGTCCGGCGGTTGCTTTAACTAAACCTACACCTGTAACACCTTGAAGTAGTGTTCCTGCCACAGCGGCTGCCTTCATAGCCTTGGCTACATCATACAATGCAACTGCCATAGAGATAAGTCTAGTGGTAACTGCGGCTGCCGCGAGTGCGGCTAATACTTTTACCAATATCTCTACATTTTGAATAACAACAGCAACTGCTTTTCCAAAACCACCGGCAACCTGACCAATCAATGCCTGGTTAGCATTAATCCAATTGGCTAAGCCATTTACTATGTCTGCTAGTGCTTGCCCAAAGCCACCTTGGACTAAGGTATCTGTTGATTGCTGTAGTGCATTTTGAAGTTTGGTAAATGCTGTGCTTAAACTATTGGCACGTGCTTCAGTGGCACCACCAAACAATTCATTAAGACCTTCACTTAAAATACCACGTATTCTCGCGGCACCTTCCATGGTCTGACCAAGTTCTGATATTTGATTACGTGCAATGCCTGCCTTTTCAGCAAGAATAGTGTAAACAGGAATACCACGATCTTGTAGTCTTTCAAGATCTTCAAGTCCCAAACCACCAGCCATTGTTCTTGTAAACAAGTCTGTAACAGCCTGCAGGGCTCCCATACTGTCCACTGAACTCTTACTAACATCTGAAAATAGTTTTAATTGTGCTACTGTGGGTTCAATACCAGCACTCTTCAGTTTGATAACTGTGGTGGCTAATTGATCAATGTCGAGGCCAAGTCTCTGTGCAAGACTTTGAGTATCACGGAATGCTTTACCGCCTCGTTCTAGATCTCCAAACAGAGTTCCAAATGTTCTGCGTAGGTCATCTAGTTTGGCACCAGTCGTAGAAATTTCCTTAAAAGCAAAGGCACCAGCAACTGTGGCTCCAATTGTTTTTATGGTGTTGCCTAATCCGTTGATAGCGGATTGAGCACTCCTGGTGTCTATGTCTACTCTATATCTTACATCAGCCATGTTGTTACTTCCTTATTGTTTTCTTAAGATATCGTTCTACATCTCTTAAGGTAGGTTCCGTCATACCACGACGTGCTTGTTGACTGTAACCTTTATCAAGTCTTTTAGCATAAGGATAGTTGGCTTCAATAACTCGTCCATTGAGGCGTGTTTTGTTAATAGCATTACCTGAACGGTAAGGAGTATAACCAACAAAAGAATTGAAGGCAACTTGGGGTAGTTCTTTAACACCACGTGCCATCTTTCTTAGGCTTGGAGTCATTGTGTTTCTTGTAACTCTAACTGCCATGTTGCTTGCTCCTTTTGACTATTTCTTGTAATTGTTCTTGTGTGTAGTTCTTCGTTGGCGGCATTTGTCCTGAATTCAATGCATCTGCCCTACGATCATGATAAGACCTTATTTCCAAAGCCTCTGTCACAATATACACGTCAAGACTATCACCTCTTGCAACGATTTCGCTGGGTAGACAATGATATCTACTAGCCAGCGTATCTATTAACAATATCAAATGTGCCAGTTCGCTTTCTGGATCTACATCTGAATTGGTTACTTTCCCAACCCATCTACTACCTTTGTCATTACTCTCAATAGGATTTTGCTTGGCAATGTATTCTCACCTTCGATTAACTTATTGCCTTTTTCATCCATAATCAAGTCTCTAACAACATCTATGATAGCACCTTGGTTATCTGCCTGAACTGCACTCATCTTTAAGAACACGTCCATTGGCTGTCTATCCCAGGTATAAAATTCAAGTGGTTCCCCATACTCTTTGACTGTTTCTTCGTCATCTAGAGTCATCACTACTAATTGTGGTTTTTTACTAAGTTCGGCTAAATTCATTTCTGATCTCCTTGTCTTTTAATCATTTCATTCATTAGAACAAGACTAAAATTTAATCTGTTCTGAATTTTTTCTAAATCACCTTTGGCACATCGTAATTCGTTTGTGGCTTTTGCCAACTCACCAATCTGACTTGCTACCAGTTCTTCATTGGTCTTTTTATCTAATACGTCCATCTGCAAATCTCCTAATTGTATTTATTGATAATAAAACAGGGCGATTAAGCCCTGTTTTACTCATAACTTTGTGTCTTTAAATCGTTGTGTATTCACCTGATATAGTGAATGTCACTGGTGTTGTCCATACAGGCTGGTCTGCACTAATTGTTGGAGCAAGACCTGTAACGTAGGCTGTTGCCACGAAAGTCTTTGTTCCTAATGTTGTGCGAAGTTCTACCTCGGTTTTTGCATTGGATAAACCCAATAAACCAAGTTTGTCAGCACTACCAACTGTTGCACTGGTGTTTCCAAAGAATGTATCTTCTTCAACAACAACTGTTGTGGTAATACTGTTTGTAGAAGTAGTCGCAACCTGCAATTTACTTCCTTCATTTAACTGACTCCAAGTAAAGACATCGTTACTGTTGTTAACAGTTAGGTCTTGAATACTTGGAACCACCAAGTTGCCAACGATAGGACTAGGACTCAACACTCTCATAGAGACTGTTGGAAAGTCTGTTCCTGGTTGGACTGCTACATAACTAGTAGGCATGTTATAGTTCCTTTAATTTAAGTATTTTTTAAAACTAAATTCAAACTCTGTAACCAATAAATCCCCAGAATATTCGGTTGATACCTGACATAACTTTTCTAATACTCCAGTTATGCCAGACGTCAATCTTAATTCTTTAATGGTTTCTACCAGTGTTTCATAGTTTGAAGGTAGTTGTTTAGCATCATTTACGAAGAATGCACGAACAGTGATGATTTCATCAACCCAACCGTTGCCGTCAAGTAAGTCAAAACTTGGGGTATGGCTGTATTGATCAACATCTACATATATTTTTTTAGGGTTTTTAAAATACAATGGGTTACCGTCAGCCTCAAAAGGCAACTCAGTTGCCACCCGGTATGTTCCTAGGGTGGTTGAACTTAGACCTTGTATTGCTGATAGTATTTGTGTTCTCATCGTATTCTCTTTAGGTTAACTTGCCATGGTTGAAATTCAGAGCTTTCTACTGCTCCGTCATTGTCATGGTCATACCAATCACCTGACACAGTCAATTCATCAAATAAGATATTATATTTCTGCTGATAAAAACTGATTTTTTGTTTTTCTGCATTGTCATCCGGACCAAAGTCTGCGACTGAAGGTAAGATGTAATTATAGAATGCATAGTAAACACATAAATCAGTAAAATCTGCCTGACGATTTTTAATCCTATTAATATCTAATGGTGGAATGTCTGCGACAGTGTCAATAGTGACGGATGGATTACGTTTTACATAATAACTCCGCCACCATGACGTTGCCCTAAACAAACTTAATATACGAGATGTGGCTCGGATTAACTGCGTCTCTACCACATCTTCTGTAAGGCCTTCGTTGGTGTCAAACAGCCGCTGATCTGCATCTACCGCGTCCTGGTATTCAGCAAAACTTAAAACTGTTACTCCATTGCTTATGAAGGCCATCGTTTATCTCCTAATTAAACTGTGCTGTCAAAACCTAATGCACATCCGTGTCCTTCATAGATTGTGCCTACGCCATACATTGCTGTTGCAACGATTTCATCTGCACGTAATGAAGCATCACGTTGTGTTTCAATTTGGATGTCACGCATAAGAGCAAGACCCAATGCTGAACGATGGAACACAGCACCAGTAAAGTCATCACCTGCGACTTGTGATGCTAGGTTGCTGGTTTCATACACAGGCACGCCTGCAAGCAATCCCAAATAGCCAGTTGCCATGGCTTCATTCTGGATGATGCCGTTTGTTGGATTCTGGTATGTGTTGGTTAGATCAGCTTTTAGATCGTATGCAATACGTGGATGTAGCACACATGATAAATCTGTGCTTGGAACACCCAAACTCTTCAACTTAGCAACTGCTTTGAAGATGTCTGCGGCTGCAATTGTTGCACTTGCGGCTGTAACATTACCAATCAAGTTGGTTGTAAAGTCGCTAAACAGTGCTGTGATATCTTGGTCAATTTTACGTGCAATTGCTTCACCAAATAGTCGACCAACGTCTGCAACAACATCGCTTGCACTTGAGATGCGAGCTAGGTCTGTAACTGATGTCATAACACCAACTTCAGCAACTGTTAGAGTTGCACCGCTTGTGCTTACTGTGTTAGCAGTTAGATCTCCACCTTCGCTTAGGCTGAATGCTGTCTGCTGTGGATATACTGGAACTGTAACTGTCTTACCTTGTTGTGGGCCTACGTTATAGACTTTAACAAGATTGCGCATAATGCTTTGCTCACTAGCAACGAATGTTGCTTCTGCAACAATACTTGGTAGCAAGTCATTTAAACTTGTGGTTGTAGAACTCATTGTAATATTTCCTTATTAAGTTTATCTAAGTCCTCGTGCCTTGCGAAACTCTTTGTATCTGGCACGATCTTCTGGATTATTCATGTCTAATTTAGACACATCCAGGTCTAATATGTTTTTAGCGTCACCGTTAAGACTTGACCTTGTGGCAGTAGTTGCTGGTGTAGCACCAACAAAGTGAGGATTTGCTTCTAAAAATTCTTTAACCAAATCATCAACTCCATATGGATTGCCGCTATCTAAATAACGCACAGTCCCTTCTGCACTAACCACCTCTACATCACCATCATCATTTAATCGTAAATTATTTTTCAACAGACTTTTAACTTGTTCAGCGTTGACTGCTTTGTAGCGAGCGGCGGCTGTGGTTAAAGGCATGTCTACTTTATATTCCTTAATCTGCGAGTCACGTCTTGCGATTTCACTATCTTTTTTGGCAACAATCTCTGACAAAGTTTTTTCAAACTCACCACGCTTAAGTTGCTGTTCAGTTTGCCGTTTTTCAGCCTCCTGTTTCAACTGTCGTAGTTCCTCTGGACTGCCAAGATCTTCATACGGTTTAAGAACTTTTTTTGATAAACTGCCACGTATACGTGCCATCATATCATCAACTTCTTTTTGTGTGTATGATTTTTCTATTGCCTGTGCCTGATTTTCAGTTTCTGGTAGGTCTGTAGCATCAGTTGCTGTTTCACCTGTAGCCAATGTATTTTCTGACATTGTAGCATCGCCTCCTATATGAGTAATTTAGTATTTAGTGTTAATAATTCTAACGCTTAGGCTTGTAGCCTGTCTTCTTCTTTTTCTTCTTGCCATACATAGTGTTTGCTCCTTTTATGTTAGTGCAGTTTTATTTACTGCAAATCTTGTGTGGGTGTGTCCCCACCTTCAAGATATTCGTGTGTATAACCTAGTTCGCTCAGAGCAAGATGTTCTGCTTCAGTCTTTGCCAATACTGCTTGTCCTGAGGGACTATACATTATATGCACTTGGAAGGTTTCAAGTTCTTGTTTTTCATCGTCATCCAAATCAAGCCAATGCATAATCTTGTTGTCAATACCCGCTTTTACTCTTGGGTCAACAGGATCAGTGCTGGCTGCAATTTGGAGTTGTCTTATTTCACCTTCTGTGTTTCTAATATTAAAACTACCAGGATAGTCGATATAACCTGTCCACTCACTGTCCTGATATTCAGCCCACAAACGCCACATCTGTTCTTCAGCCAACTCTAAGTTGTCAGCCATTTCTGACAGTTTAGCATTCAGTAAGGCGAATTCTGTTTCAATTGCTACCCCACTCATGGTGCGACTTTCAGTAGCACGAACTGCACCAGTGTTTGCCATTTTGTCTATAGCATCAATCTGTTGTTGTATACCACGATAGATACTTTCAATGTTTGCACCTGAAAATTCCAATAGATATGGTTTGAGTCCTGAGTCCATGGTTTCTGGCATGTGTATAAGTGCACCTGCTCCCGTTCCAACCTGCACATCAGGTGTTGTTACCATTGAAGGGTGGCTGTCTAGGCGAACACTTTGTGTGATTTCTGAGTGTGCATTGTATATGGCACGTTGCATATCACTGATATCCGCAATTGCACTAACACCTATGCCTCTTACGATGCTTTTAGCATTGTAAGCAACCACAACTGGCACTCGTCCCAATTGGTTCTCTTCTTCAAATGCGTCAATCGCTTCGCCTGTTTCAGTATTGTGGATCCAGGTGTAGATTGTGTCTGGTGTCCACTGTTTAACTGTTCTAATTTCGTCATTGATGTCTTCTATATATTTCATAGCATCAATCACATAACGTCCATTAGGTTGGCGTTCGTAACTCCAATCCAACACAACCAATGGTGTAAGCACACTAACGTAAGGTCGAACGCCGCCACGTAATTCATCTGCTCTTGTGATTGCATCAATGTTGGGCTTAGATACCATTATGAAACAGTGTCCAAACACATTTGCCCATGTGCTGACATCTTTCATGAAATTGTCTAGGCTTGTTCCTTCCAAGTCAGCGTCATCCATAAAGTCTGCCAACTCAGGTAAATTTTGCAATGCTCCAAAGTCTCTGTCAGGTCTAGTTCTAAATAAGAAACTGTTATACACACTAACAACTGATTTACAATGGTTGTCTAAGGGTGTTTCTCTTAATCTTGCACGATATTCTGCATCTGTTTCCAATTGGTAGCGTGTTAGG